CCGGGTGCTGGGCGGCGAGTGACCCCGAGGCGGAGCTGCAGTGGGGTTGCCGGCTGCCGTCAGTGACATAGCGTAGGTGCTGCTTATACAGGAGAGCAGCATAGAGGCGGCGCACCGTGGCTGAAATCGTCCCGATCACAATCACCCGCGGCGAGACCTTCGAGTTCGGGTTCATGTGGGCTGACGATCGCCTGCTGTACCTGCCGATTGTCGCCATGCCGAGCAAGGCGCCGGTGCGGCTGCGCGTGCCAGGCCACGGCATACCTGACGGCTGGCCGGTGCGCGTGACCTGTGTCCGCCAGCCCGAGGAGCTGAACACTCCCGAGGACGAGTATGTGTTCGTCACGGCTGTGGACGCTGACACCATCGAGCTGAACGAGCTGAATGCCCATTGCTGGCGCCAGTTCGCCGGTGATGGGCTTGTTGTGCTGCGTCAGCCGACCGACCTAGCCGGCTGGCAGTGCCGCGGCCAGACGCGTGACAAACCAGGTGGGCGCCTGCTCTGGTCCTGGCACAGCGTCCCAGCAGAGAACCCGGACAGCCTGATCATCGTCGACCAGACGCTGAGCCAGTTCGTTCTCACCATGAGCGCCGAGCAAGCGGCAGAGCTCGCCTGGTCGAAGGGCGTCTACGAGGTCGAGGCCATCGCCCCGGGCGGCGAGGTCTACAAAATCTGCGCCATCAGTCCCGTCGAAGTGTCCCGCGAGGTGTCGACGTGACTGCGATCGCTATTCGCTCCAGCGCCGGGAACAGTGCTGTCGCCGTCAATGAGCGGGGCAGTAGTGCCGTCGCGGTGCGCCCAGGGCCTGGCCGTGCCGTCGTGGCTGCTGGGCTGCGCGGGGCCCCGGGCAAGCCTGGCGTCGGCGCCGCAGAGGTTAGCTCCGATCCTAACAACCGTCTTGAGCAGCGCAACGATGGGCTCTATGTCAGTAACGACCTGACCCCCGACCCGCTCGCTTACTACATCCTCGCAAAAGGGTAACGACTATGACCATGGAAACCCGCCTCATTGCCCTGGCTCAGGCCATCGGCGCGGACATCAAGGCTCTGACCACCAAGCAGGGCGACCTGACCAGTCTCGCCACCACTGCCAATGGCAACCTTGTTGCGGCGATCAACGAGATTTACGGCCTGCTGGGAAGTGTCGGCGCCATCATTGACGACGGGGCAGGAGACGGCGATACCAGCGTCACCTGGTCGGCCGACAAAATCCACGACTCCATCGAAGCGGCCACCACCGCGCTGCGCAACAGCCTGGTTAATGGTGCTGGCGCAGCGCTCGACACGTTCAAGGAACTGCAGGACGCCATCGGCAACGATCCGTCGTTCGCTGCCACGCTTGCCACTCAAATGAGCAAGCGCGTGCGAGTGGACGCGGCTCAGACCTTCACTACCAACGAGAAGCTACAGGGCTGCAACAACCTGGGTATCGGTGATCCCGAGCACGACTTCCTGGGCGACTACGCCACCGCGAAGGCTTAACCGTGAGCCTCCAGACGGGTATCACGGCCCTGGCGCAGGCGATCGCGGCAGATATCAAAGCATTACTCGCTGGGCAGGGCGTGTTGAGCACCCTTGCCACGGCGGAAAAAACCTCGCTGGTGGGCGCCATCAATGAGCTGCACGCCGCCACCCCCACCATCACCGTAGGCACCACCGCGCCGGCATCGCCGCAGGTTGGCGACCTCTGGGTCGATACAAACTAAGGACTCCCATGACCATCACGACACTTGACGGTATGTTTAACGCGCTGGCCAATAACAGCAGCCGATTGGTGATCGACAAGGCCAGCATCGCCAACGCCGCTGCTGGCCAATTCCATAGCTTATGGCGCGCCACCGGGCAGCCTGGACAGGGGGCAATTCCAACTGCTGCGGCTGTGTGCAACAGCGCTTTGGTTGGCGGCTTCAACTTCTCCCAGCAGTCAGCTCCAAATACCAGTTATGTCGGATACTTGGAGGTTGTCTGTCAGAACAACGCTGTGACGCTAGAGGTGCATGACCGCCTGATGCACATGGGTGGCCTGAACGGCACGCTGACTACTGCGCAAGCAGTCAACCTTGATCTTAACGGTGTCACCGCCGACAACATGGCGAACCGCATTGGCGACGCCAATTATTCGGATGTTCAGTGGTGGTTGGAGTGGTACACCGACACCGGCAGCACGGCCGTGACCGCTACGGTCAACGTCACCTACAACGACGGCACCAGCGCCAATCTGACGGCCATTTCGCTCGCCGCCACCCGCCGCGCCTCGTTCATGCAGCCGCTCAACGGCTTCATCCCGGCGGCCGATTCCGGCAAGTACATCCGCGACGTGAACACCGTCACGCTCTCGGCCACCACCGGCACCGCCGGCAGCTTCGGCGTCACCGCCACCCGGCCGCGCATGACGTTGCCGCTGCCGCTGGCGAACAAGATGGAAATCTTCGATTGGGCCGCGCTCGGCCTGCCGGAAATCTTCAACTCCTCGTGCCTCTTCCCGATCCAGCTGGCCAGCACCACCAGCACCGGCACGGTGCGCGGCGGCGGCAAGATCGCGCACGGGTAAATCATGGCCGTCGTTCGCCCGGAGGCTGATCGCACCTTCGGCCTCTCCGGCGGCGCCGATGCCTGGGACGACGGCACCGCCGGCCTGATCCTCTCCGGCGACTACTTCGCCGATGCCGCACCGCCGGCCGAGATCACCGGCACGCTCGCCGCCTTGGAGTCCGGGGCCGATGCCTTCGCTGCATCGGGCGCCGTCATCGTCACCGGCAGCCTTGCCGTCAGCGAAGTCGGCAGCGACAGCTTCGCCGCTTCTGGAACGGTTGCCTGGGGGCCGATCACCGGCACCATGGCGGCCACCGAGTCCGGTAGCGACGCCTTTGTGGCCGATGGCGACGTATTCATTGCCGGCGCCCTAGCCACATCGGAAAGCGGCGCCGACACCTTCGCGTCTGCCGGCGATGTCTTCGTCAGCGGCGCGCTGGTCGTTGCCGAGGCTGGCGCTGACAGCTTCGCGGCCACCGGCGCCGTTGTCATCACTGGCGCGCTCGGCGCCACGGAACAGGGCAGCGATGCCCTGGCAGCCACCGGCCGCGTCATCGTCGCCGGCACGCTGTCCGCAACCGAAAGCGGCGCCGATGCATTTGTCGCGACCGGGGGTATCTCGGCCGCCTCGATCCAGGGCGACTTCGCTGCCACCGAGGCATCCAGCGACGCATTCGCCGCCGTGGGTGCCGTCCCCGTTGTCGGCGTCCTGTCCGTCAGCGAGCTGGCCGACACGCTCGCCGCATCCGGTCGCGTTGCCGTCATCGGCGGCTTCGATGCCATCGAAGGCCGCGACGAATTCAGCGGCGCCGGCCAGATCCTCGTCGCCGGCCTGTTCGCCGGAAGCGAACCCGGCCTCGATGTTGCGCAGATGGGCAACCCGCCGCCAGTGCGCGCCCCGGAAGGCAGCGGGCCGCCGCTGCGAATGGCACACGGATGGCGCCCCGATCAGGCCGGCAGCGCCCGCCCTGCGCATGAATCCGTCACCCGGCCCGCGTCATTGAACACCACCCGCCCGACCGCCGCCGGCGGCCGGCGCCCAACGCACTAGGAACCCGCATGGCCCTGATCCGCATCGCTGCCCCGGCGAGCGAGCCGCTCGCGCTCGCCGACGCCAAGGCGCACTGCCGCGTGGACCACACCGACGACGACGCCCTCATCACCGCGCTCATCGTCGCCGCCCGCGAGCAGGCCGAACACGAAACCGGCCGCGCCCTGGTCACCCAGACCTGGGAGCTGGTGCACGACACCTTCCCCGAAGCCTTTGTGCTGCGCAAGGCCCCGATCGCCAGCGTGACATCGGTCAAGTATCTCGACCCCGCCACCGGCGCCGAACAGACGCTCGACCCGGCCGATGCCCTGCTCGACAAGGACAGCGAGCCCGGCTACCTGGTACCCGCCTATGGCAAGGCCTGGCCGGACAGCTACGGCGTGCCCAACGCCGTGCGCTGCCGCTACGTCTGCGGCTACGGCAACGCCGCCGCCGTGCCGCAGGCGATCAAGCAGTGGATGCTGCTCGCCATCGGCACCATGTACGCCCTGCGCGAAACCTTCGCCAGCGGCACCGTCGCCAACCTGCCGGACCGCTTCTGGGCCTCGCTGCTCGATCCCTACCGCCTGTTCGAGGGCGCGTGATGATCAATGCCGGAATGCTGTCCGAGCGCATCACCATCGCCGCCCGCTCTGTCACCAAGAACGCCATCGGCGAAGAGGTCGTCAGTTGGAGCGATGTCGCTACCGTGTGGGCCGAGGTCGTGCCCCTGCGCGGCCGCGAATTCTACGCTGCCGCGCAGACGCAGCAGGTCGTCGACGTGCGCTTCCGCATCCGCGCCCGCAGCGGCCTCACCAACGACATGCGCGTGCTCTGGAAGGGCACGCCGCACGACATCACCGCCCTGATCCCCGGCACCGGCCCCTGGGCCGATTCGCTCGAGATCATGGCCAGCAACGGGGTGCGCAATGGCCGATAGCGTGAAAGTCACGGTCAACGGCATCGACGAGCTGAAAAAGGCGCTCGCCGCGCTGCCCGGCAAGCTGCGCCGCAAGGTGCTGGTGAAGGCGCTGCGCGCCGGGGCGAAGGAGGTGCAGAAGTCCGCCCGCGCCGCCGTGCCGGTGCTGGCTACGCCAAACGCCTACCGCACCAAGGGCCTCTTGAAGCGCAAGATCAGCGTGCGCGTGTCGAAGGAGTCGCGCCGCAACGGCGATGTCGGCGTCTTCGTCAACATCAAGCCCGCCCCGAAAGGGCAGCGCGGCGCCAAGAGCAGGCTCGACCCGTTCTACTGGCGCTTCGTGCAGTTCGGCACCAAGAAGATGACCGCGCGCCCGTTCATGGAAGCCGGCGCCGAAGCGCTGCCGGCCGCCCTGGCCGCCTTCGAGCGCGAAGCCGTGCCGGCCATCGAAGCACTCAACACGAGAGGCGCCTGATGTCCGCCGAATCCGATCTCTACACCGTCCTCGCCGGCTACGCACCACTGACGGCGCTGGTCTCGACACGCATCTTTCCAGACGCGATCCCAGAGGACAAGGCGCTGCCGGCCGTGGTGTACAGCACCGAGGCCGCCGCGCCGGAGTGGTGCCTGAACAACAGCCTGTCGGCCACCGCCTACCGCTTCCGCATCGTCGGCTGGGGCACCACGCGCACGGCGGCCAAGGCCGTCGGCGACGCCATTGCCGCCGCGCTGCTGGCCTCCGGCGTGCCCCACGACAACCGCTTCTCCGGTTTCGACGCCGAGGTCGGGCAGTTTGCCGATGTCGTCGAAATCACCTGGTGGTCCTAGCCGTCCGCCGTCCCGCTTTCACCCAACCACCCGCCGCCCGGCGGGTTTTTTCATTTAAGGAGCAGTAAAAATGGGAACTCCCCTGATCGGGCGCAACGTTCGCGTCGAAGTCTCGAAGACCGAAGGCACGGCCAAGACCGTGACCGCCGTCACCCAGGCCAGCCCCGGCGTCGCCACCAGCCCGGCGCACGCGCTCACAGACGGCACCGTCGGCTATTTCGCCACCGCCACCGGCATGTCGCAGCTCGACGGCCAGGCCATCCGCGTCGATGCCCCGGCCGCCAACACCTTCGAGCTGCAGGGCATCGATACCACCAGCTTCCCGGCCTTCACCGCCGGCACCGTCAAGGCCGTTACCGTGTGGTCGACGCTTTCCCGCGCCGCCTCCTACGTCATCGGCGGCGGCGATGCCGACAAGATCGACACCACCACGCTGCTCGATGTCATCAAGCAGGAAGCCAACGGCCTGCTGGCCGCGCAAACGGTCGGCATCGACCTCAAGCTCGAAACCACCGACGAAGAAGCGCTGACGCTGGTGCGCGCCGCCGCGCTGTCGCAGGCTTACCTGGTCTTCCGCATCACCCTCTCCGACGGCGCCCAGCGCGTCTTCCGCGGCCAGCCCTCGCTGCCCGGTGAGAACGTCGGCCAGGGTGCACTCGGTACCGGATCCTTCAACGTCACGGTCAAGGGCTCCGTGCTCTTCCTGCCGGCGGTCGCCTGATGACGCCCGAGCAACTCGTCGCCGCTGCGCTCGCCCAGCGCAGCTTCTGGGTCGAGGTGGCGGACGGCAAGCGCGTGCGCGTGCGCCGTCCGTCGGAGCACGACACGCGCGGCCTGCTGCAGCGTGACGCCGACGGCAAGGTCACCGGCATTTCGGCTGACCTGCCCGAGGTCAAGCGCTTCACGGTCGACTGGAGCGGGTTCAGCGAATGCGACTTCACCGCCGCCGGCTCTTCCGATCCCGCGCCCTTCGATCAGGATCTGTGGGGCGTGTGGGTGGAGGACGACCGCGAGGCGCTGAAGAAGGTGGCCGAAGCCATCATCGATGCGGTCATCGCCCACGAAACCCGGCGCGCGGGCATCGAAAAAAACTGATCGCCTGCCTCGATGAAGCCGCCGGCATCGAGGTAGACGGCGAATCACCGCAGCTCGGCGACGCGGATGTCGAAGCGCTGAAGGTCGTGAGCCTGCTCAAGACCGGCAGCGGCGGCATCGACTGGAACGGCCTTCCGCTCATCGCCGGCTGGATGGGCATCGCCGACATCGACGGCCTGCTCGAGCGCCTCGCCGTAATCCTGCAACACCACCGAACCAGGGAAGACTGACATGGCCATCGCCAAGCTATCGATCGACCTCGAAACGCGGCTCGCCACGTTCGAGAAGGATCTGAAGCAGATGAGCGCGCTGTCGGAAACGGCAGCCAACAAGATCGGCAAGGCCTTCACCGGCCTTGGCGTCGTCTTCGCCGGGCTCGCCGGCGCGCTCTCCGTCGGCGCCATCAAGCAGGCCTTCGACAGCTATGTCGCGGGCGCCGCGGCGATGGATGACCTCGCCGAGATCACCGGCAGCACCGTCGAAAAGGTCTCGGCGCTGTCCAACGTGGCCAAGATCAGCGGCACCGACATGGGGCTGCTCGAGGGCGGCCTGGTCAAGCTGGCCAAGGCCGTCACGCTGGTCGGCGACGAATCCAGCGATGCCGCTGCCGCCTTCAAGGCGCTGAACCTCGACCCGAAGGAACTCGGCGCGGTCGACACGGCGGACCAGCTGAAAATCGTCGCCGAGCGCCTGGCCGAATACGAGGACGGCGCCGCCAAGACGGCACTGGCCACGACCCTGCTCGGCAAGTCCGGCGCCCAGCTGCTGCCCTACCTCAAGGATCTGGCCAGCACCGGCGACCTGGTGGCGAAAGTCACCACCGAGCAGGCGGCGCAGGCCGAAGAGTACGAAAAGAACCTCAAGCGCCTGGGCGCTGCGCAGAGCGCCGTGGTCAAGATCATCAGCGCCGAGCTGGTGCCGGCCGCCAACGTGCTGGTCAAGACCTTCGTCGATGTCCTCAACGGCACCGACGGCGTGCGCGGGGCCACGCGCGGGCTGGCCGAAGACGGCAGCATCCAGAGCTGGGCGACCAGCGCCGTGCGCGCCGCCGGCTTCGTGGTCGATGCCTTCGATGGCGTGGTGCGCGTGGTGCAGGCGGTCGGCAAGACCATCGGCGCCGCCGCGGCGCAGGCCGCTGCCGTCGCCCAGGGCAACTTCGCCGGGGCCAAGGCCATCGGCGGCGAGTGGCTGGCCGACCTCGACAAGCTGGCCGAAAAGCCGCTCTTCTCCCAGCGCCTCGAAGAAAACATCGCCGCCATGCAGAAGCTCGGCGGCGCGGCCGATGTCACGCGCAAGAAGCTGAACTTCTCCGGCGGTGCCGGTGGGGCCGGCGGCAAGGGCCGGGCCGGCGCCGGCGGTGGCGCGTCCGCCAGCTTCACCGATTACGACCAGCAGCTGGTGCAGAAGATCGCCGGCGCGATCGAGAAGACCGACACGGTCAAGGCCGCCGAGCTGGTGCGCCAGCTCGAGAAGCT